GGAGTCTGCTATTAACCAATCATTTGCTAACCTATGTAACGACAACATACATAAACTATCATGGTGGAAACGCTTTAAATACGCTTGGAAGAACGCTAAATAATTGGATAAAGACGAATTAAAAAAAGTACAGTTAGCAATACATGACCTCATACAAAAAGAAGAGTATGACGTAGCATTACCTATTATTAACGAAGTCTTAATGGTCTATCCTAATGATGCACCTACACTAAACTTCTTAGGTTATATATGGCTTATGGGTGATAAACCTGCATTTGCATATCAGTTATTCCGTAGAGCATTACAAGAGTCACCTAGCAATAAAGCATTATGGACATCTCTAGGTCGTGCATGTCATGAAATGGATATGTTTGATGACGCACTTAAATATTTCTTAAAGTCTGCTGAACTAGACCCTGACTATGCAATGGCATACTCTAATGCTTCAGCTTCACTTGTGCAGATGTCAAGATGGGACGATGCAGAGAAGTCAGCTAAGATGGCTTTGGAATGTGACCCTACAGAATTACACGCACAGTTAAACCTAGCTCATAGTTACCTTGCTAAAGGTGAATGGGAAAAAGGTTGGATAGAATGGGATAAGTCATTAGGTGGCAAGTTCCGTAAAGAATTAGTCTATGGTGATGAACCTAGATGGAATGGTGATAAAGACAAGACTATAGTTATCTATGGCGAACAAGGTTTAGGTGATGAGATATTCTACGCATCATGTATTCCAGACGCTATCTCTATCAGTAAAAAAGTCTATATAGACTGTGATGAAAGATTAGAAACATTATTTAAACGTAGCTTCCCTAACGCAGAAGTGCATGGCACTCGTAAAGCAAAAGAAGTGGAGTGGACAAATGACATTACAATTGATGCAAGATGTGCTATTGGTGGTTTACCCCAGTTTTTCAGACCAACGAGTAAATCTTTTCCTGGGGCTCATTTTCTAATACCTGATACAGATAAGGTTGAAATGTGGAAGTCCATGTTTAAGACATGGGGTAAACAAGTCATAGGTATTACGACTAAGGGCGGAACGTTTAGAACTAACGCTAAAGGTCGTGAACTTACAGAAGAAGATATTGCATCACTATTAAGACGTAAAGATATACAGTTAGTTAGTCTTGACTATAGCGTAGAACGCAAAATTGAAGGTGTTAAATACTTTGAATTAGCAACTGACGCAAAAGATTATGACGATACAGCAGCTCTTATAGGAGCTTGTGACATGGTTTTAGGGGTAAACACTACTGCTTTACATTGTAGTGCTGCTATGGGCGTTAAAACATGGTGCTTAGTACCTAAATATCACCAATGGAGATATGCTCAAGTAAGTATGCCTTGGTATCGCCACATGAGACTAATTTATCAAGACGATAGAACATGGAAAGAAGTCATTGAGCAACTTAATCTCTAACGAATACAGAGAAATGCAGTCTAAACTGCATGAGAACCCTGACTATGGGATAGCTAGTACATTCTTTGCACCTATTGTTGATGATGTTATACAAAGTTTTGGTATTACAAGCCTATTAGACTACGGTGCAGGTAAATGTAGACTAAAGGACAGTATTAAGTCGGAAGTCATTTACACTCCTTATGAACCTAGTAACCCATTATGGAGTCAAACACCAGAGCCAAACGAATTTGTAACATGTATAGACGTTCTTGAACATATAGAACCTGAATTACTAGATAACGTACTAGATGATTTAAAAAGAGTAGTAAACAAATACGGACTATTTACAATACATACTGGTCCTGCAATGAAAGTTCTGCCAGACGGTAGAAACGCACATCTTATACAGCAACCTTTAGAGTGGTGGAATAAACATCTTAACACTCGCTTTACTATTACCAAACAAGTAAAGATAGATAATGGTTGTATCGTATTAGTTAAAAAAAAATAAGGAAAATAAATGAGTTTCGCAACCTATACTAGCTTTGTAACGGTAGTAGAGAACTATCTTGCACGAACAGACTTATCATCACAAATACCTGACTTCATTCAAATGGCTCAATACAGAATGACTAGGGATTTACGCACACAAAAGATGTTAAGTTCTACTACGCTATCTTTATCAGCAAGCACAGTAGCATTTCCTAGTGACATATTAGAAGTAAGAGAAATACATATACAGGGTAATCCTGTTATTAGATTAGAGTATCAGTCACCTGACTTATTCTTTAGAGATGGTCAAACCACATTATCAGGTATGCCACATTACTTTACAATGATTGGTTCAAACTTCCAATTTGCACCTGCACCTGATTCTACAATGACACTTAGCTTATTGTATTATGCACAACCTACATTTATCTCTACAACAACAGCAAGTAACATCTATCTAGCCAACTATCCAGATGCTTTACTATACGCAACACTAGCAGAAGCAGAACCATATTTACTTAATGATGCACGTATTCAAACATGGTCAGCATTGTATGACAGAGCTATTGCAAACATTAAAACAAATGATTTGGGTGCAACATACCCATATACCACTATAAGCGTTACGCCAAGATAAAGGAAAATTATGCCAAAGACCAAGATAAGCCAGTACGACTCTACAAGTGCTGGTGCTAATTTAAACACAGATATTGCAGGTATTAATATTGATGAGGGTTGCGCACCTTCAGGCATTAACAATGCTATTAGAACACTTATGGCACAAGTAAAAGACTTACAGTCCGGTGTTAGTGGTGACTCTATTCCCGTTACAGCAGGTGGCACAGGTTCAACTACAGCATCTTCAGCTAGAGCAGCATTAGGTCTTACTATTGGTACAGACGTATTAGCTCCACCTTCAGGCACATCTATTTTAAAAGCTAACTCTGGTGGTGCTTTAGCAAATGCTACAGCAGGAACAGACTACGCAGCTATAGGAACAGCATCAACATGGACAGCATCACAACGTGGCACAGTTACTACAGACAATGATGGTTCTTTTAGCATGACAGTTACTAATAACTTCTTATGCACACCTACAGGCACATTTGCTCTTACATTCACTAACATTACAGCAGGTCAATCAGGCTATGTATTATTAGTAAACACAGGTGGCTATGCAGTAACAGCAGCAGCTACGACTAAAGTAAACACATCATTCTTAACGACAGTATCAACAGCAGGTACTTTTTTAATTAGTTATTTTTCTGACGGAACTAATGTTTACTGCACTACGGGCGGAGTAATGGCGTAACAATGTATCATTATACTTATAGACTAACTTTAAGTAATAATACTGATAGTAAAAAATACTATATAGGTGCTAGGTCTTGCACAGAATATCCAACAAAAGATAGTTATTTTAGCTCATGTAAGACTTTACTAGCATGGATAAAGGAACATGGAACTGAAGGTATTGTAAAAGAAATACTAGCTATTTATGGCAAAAGACAAGATGCCATAGAACATGAAATAAACTTACATAATTATTTTGATGTAGCTAAAAATGTAGAGTTTTGGAATAAAGCTAAACAAACTTCAGTTGGTTTTGATACTTCAGGAACTCATATACCTAAATCAGAAGAGCATAAAAGAAAAATAGGCTTAGCTCATAAAGGGCGTATTGTTTCTGAAGAACAAAAAGAAAAGCAAAGTCAAACAATGACAGGTCGTAAAAAAACTCAAGAACAAATTGAAAAACAAAGAAATTCTATGTTTGGTAAAAAACATTCTGAAGAGACTAAAGTTAAAATATCTTTATCTAATAAAGGTAAAAAATGTTCTGATAAACAAAAACAAATTACCAGTAAAATTATGCAAGGTATGATTATATGTTTTGATATGGAACAAAAAAAATCTGTAAAAATACCAAAAGAAGAATATCATTCTAATAAAGATAGATATAAAAACAATTATTCTAAAGAAGTTAGAGGACTAGAAAGTAAATGAGCTTACTACAAAATTCAAACGCAATATCAAGTGGTTCATATGACATAAATAACTCACTTCGTTTGAGAAGCTCTGCATCTGCTTATCTAAATAGAACACCTGCAAGTGCTGGTAATAGACAAGTATGGACAATATCTGTTTGGGTAAAAAGAGGAACTCTTGGTGTAGACCAAAAAATATGTAGTGCTTATAGTGCTGACTCTGATAGTGGAATATTTGATTTGAGGTTTACAGCAGGTAATGTTTTATATTTTGGTTATTGGACTTCAGCTCAAGAAACTGCTGCTGTATATCGTGACCCTAGTGCTTGGTATCACATTGTTGTTGCAGTAGATAGTACTCAAGCAACTGCTGGTAATAGAGTTAAAATGTATATTAATGGTACTCAAGTAACAGTATCTGGTGCTGCTTTTGCTCAAAATACTCAATTAGCTTGGAATAATAATGTAACACAAAACATTGGTAGACAAGCTAGAACAAGTGATGGATACTTTGATGGATACCTTGCAGAATTTAATAGTGTAGACGGACAAGCTCTAACACCATCATCATTTGGTGAAACAGATACAACTACAGGTTCATGGAAACCAAAAGCCTACACAGGCACTTATGGCACTAATGGCTTCTACCTTAAATTCTCTGACATAGCTACTACATCAGGTTCTAATGCAGGTCTAGGTAAAGACTTTAGTGGGAATGCTAACTACTGGACTACTAATAACATATCTGTAACTGCTGGCACAACCTATGATGCTATGATAGATGTGCCTACTAATACAAGTGCGACTGTGGCTAATTACTGCGTGTGGAATCCATTAGACTCCACATTAGCAAGTATATCTGGCGGCGTTAGAGAAGCAAATTTAGTCGTTGGAAATGGAGTTGATTTAGTAATTAGAGCTGCTCGTGCAACATTTCAAATTCCAACATCAGGAAAATGGTATTGGGAGCAGTTTTGGTATAATACAACCACTACAGCATATATTGGTATTGGAACTGCGGCAACAAGTTTATCTGCAAATTTAGGAAGCTCGTCTACAGGCTATGCTTATAATCCAAATGGCAATAAATATAATAATGGTTCAGGAACAGCTTATGGTAATACATTTACAAATGGTGATGTAATTGGTATAGCTTTTGATGCTGATAATGGAAAACTTTATTTTAGTAAAAATGGCACATGGCAAAATAGCGGTGACCCTGTAGCTGGAACTAATGCAGCATTTACAGGATTAACTAGTGGACCATATTTCCCAATGGCAAGTGTTTATTATGGTGATGCTTGGGCATCTACTTGGGGTCAAAGACCATTTTCATACACACCTCCTACAGGCTTTGTAAGACTAAACACATATAACCTACCTGATAGCACTATCAAAAAAGGTAATACTGTGATGGATGCTACTACATATACAGGAACAGGTGCATCTTTATCAGTCACTAACACAAGTGCATTTAAACCTGACTTGGTATGGGTAAAAGGTAGAAGCGGTGCTACAGACCATGCTTTATATGACTCTGTTCGTGGGACTACTAAACAATTAGAAAGTAATACAACTGATGCTGAAACAACAGAAGCAACAGGATTAACTGCTTTTGGCACAGGCGGATTTACTGTAGGTGCGTTAGCTCAAATGAATACATCTGCCGCTACTTATGTAGGATGGCAATGGCAAGCTGGTCAAGGCACAACATCATCTAACACTTCAGGCTCTATTACATCTACTGTATCTGTAAATGCAACTGCTGGATTTAGTGTTGTGACTTATACAGGAACAGGTGCTAATGCTACAGTAGGTCATGGTTTGGGTGTTGCGCCAAAAATGGTTATAGTTAAAGCACGTAATGATTCTGGAAGAAATTGGGCTACTTGGCACACATCAATTCCTAATACTCAATATTTAAATTTAAACACTACAGCAGCTGCAGCAACTGACGCTACATTTTGGAATAGCACAAGTCCAACATCAACCGTATTTAGTATTGGAACAAATGTTGATACTAACCGTTCAGGTAATACATTTGTAGCCTATTGCTGGGCAGAGATAGCAGGGTTTAGTAAGTTTGGTTCTTACACAGGTAATGGTTCTAGTGATGGTAGTTTTATATACACAGGCTTTACCCCTAAATTTATACTGATAAAATGTACAGACATAGCTGGAACTGCTTGGGTCATTTATGATACAGCTAGAGATACATATAATGTAGCAGGTAATATTTTATTACCAAATAGTACTAGTGCTGAATTATCAGGATTTTCATTAGATATTTTATCTAATGGCTTTAAACATAGACAAGGTGGCGGTGACCCAAATGCAAGTTCAAGAAATTATATTTACGCTTGTTTTGCAAGTAACCCCTTTAAAAATAGTAACGCAAGATAACAGGAGTAACAAATGTTTTTATTAAACGGTAATAGACTTCCAGAAGGCACATCCTTCTATGACGCTAATGGGGTTCAATATGGCTCTGGTTGGCTTAACCAAGCTACAGAAGCACAGAAACTAGCCATTGGGATTACATGGGTAGCAGACCCAGCACCAGTTGACACAAGATTTTATTGGGACACAGACTTACCTAAAGACTTAAATGACTTAAAAACTCAATTTGTAGCTCAAGTTAAAGACACAGCAGGTAAACTACTAAACGCTACTGACTGGTATGTTATTCGTAAAGTAGAACGCAATGTAGATATCCCTTCAGAAATAGCTCTAAAACGCACACAAATCGTCACAGAAGCGAATAGATTAGAAACTGATATCAAAGCATCAACTACAGTAGAAGCTCTCATAGAGGTCTTAAATACACAAAACTGGGGTAAGTAATGCCTACACAAAGAATACCTTTTACAGAGTGGTTGCCAGACCAACCTACAACTGCTAATGCTCTGTTAGAAGCTAATAACGTCTATCCTTTAACAATAGGTTATGGACCATTTCCATTATCTGCCGACTATTCTACTGCAGCTAGTGAAGACTTAAACAATGTAACTGCAGCTAAATTTAACTTAGAAACACAGTTATTTGCAGGTGGCGCTACTAAACTCTTTAAGTTTAACTCAGCGACAGCAGGTTTAACAAATGTAAGTAAAGTAGGTGGTTATGCTGGTTCAGACCGTTGGAGTTTTACACAGTTTGGTGATGCTGTATTGGCATCTAACAATAACGCTAAAATACAAGCATGGTATGTAGGAACATCTACTGCTTTTGCAGACGTAGCTGCTGCTGCACCTATTGCTAA